TGTGCGAGGATGAAAGGGATGAAGAAAAAACTTACATCAGCAAAGACAGCTAGAGATCCTAACAGTAGAATTAATAAGTCATTAAGGGCTTGGAACTGTTAATATAAAATAAAAAAGGGGAGCCGTAAAGACCCCCCTCATCGCAGGCAACAACAAAGACACACAGAGATTACTCTGGGTGTCTTTTTTTTTGGTCTGATTGATACATAGATCTATCACCCCATCTCTTTCTCCAAAGATAACTACTAAATCTACATGCGTATCTTTCTACCAATTCCATAATTATATTATGCCAAAACAATTTTCTAAATCTTTTGTATAATGTGTTTAATATCATCTTGTAATTTCTTACCTACAGAGTTAGCATGATTAATTACGGCAGCACATAGATTACCATGATAAGGATATGCTTTTAAAGCATCCCTAACTTTACCTACAGGTTTACCCCCGTAATCAATCACAATTGCATTGTCTTTGTTTAAACCTATCTTTAGTTCAAATAGTATGCCAGTAAATTTATCTAAATCACTTTTTTCCGACATCTTTGTCTTCCTCTAAATTGAAAGGCTTTAATGTAGCCATAATATTCATTAAACTATATACTTCACCATATGGCCTTGTCATAAAGTATTTCATTATATCTTGCAATTGTTTAGAATCAACAAGATATTGTTTTGGTTTTGGTTGTTTGTCTATTGGTTTTTTGTCCATCTTTCCTCCTGTTAAAATGGTATATCATCCTCATTAGGATAATGTTTTTTTAGTGTTTCTAATTTTTCTTCTGCATTAGCTATCTTATCTACTTGCTTATCAATCTCATCTATAAACTGAGGATGTTCCCCTATGCCTACAGGTTTTTGTAGATAAACTTCAATGACTGCTTTTGCTGCTTTTATTTCTGCATCATACTTTGCTTCTAATGCTTCTATAAAAAGATCTCCCATTATTGTGCCCCCTTAAATTGGTAGTATTTATCTTCAACTAACTCCTCATCATCAAGATAAGGATTAGCTTTAGCTGCATCTGATTCTCTTGCATCTCTTATAGTTTGATTTAAAGTTCTACCTTGCTTTAAACATCCTGCAACAAAATCTTCTACTTCTATTATTGCTTGCTTAACCTGCCCCATTGCTAACCTCCTTTATTAACCTATTTAAATACCAACTAGCTTTCTGTAAGTCTTCTAATGGTTCTCCTTTAAATTTATATCTAGAAACATATTTCAAAATATTTCCTTTAAGGTATCCATGAAACTCATCACCAGTCATACAATCATTAATTACATCTATTGTTTCTTTCTTACCATGTAAGTAATGTTGTGGTGCATTAACGTTTTCATTTTCATATGTTTTATCTTCATCCCGAATCCACATAGGTATCTTTTTATTTTCTTCCATACTTTCTCCTAATAGTATTGTATTCTACCATCTCTAAATCGTATTGACCTTTAGATACATTACGCTTAACTACAAGTCCACTCCACCACATTTGCTGTGTAGCTTTAGCATAATTTTCCTTATGATGCAAGTAACATCCTGCAGATAATCCCATAAGTTTTTTACCAGATGGTAACGCACACATAGCATAATCAAAAGTATGTATATGTCCTACAGTAGAAGATACT